TTCACATATTGCTTCTACTTCTTTATCATAATATTTTACTTCAGGAACTTCTGGAATACAATCATGAACTTGATCAATATACTCAGTAAGTTTTTTTAATTCTTCATCATAACATTTAATTTCAGGAATATCAGGAATATCCTTCCTTACATCATTAATAAGACGCAATACTTCTGTAAGGTCACCTGATTCTTCTGCAACAGGTTCTTCTATTGTCTCTTCTACAATATCTTCTTCTTCCTTTTCAACAAACTCCTCAACCGAGGGTAAATCTTCTTTTATAAATTCATCCGCTGATGGTAATTCACTTAAATCTTCAGTGAAATCATTGATCGACGGTAACTGGTCGTTTGACATGGTATGAGTAACTTAAATACTTTGGGATTTCTCTCCCTTTTTTATTTATTATCTTTAGGTAGTCCGGACTTTATAATTTTTGCAAGATCTGCTGTAGATCCTACAAAAAGTGCGTTATTGACAGTTGATGGTCCTTTTTGTTTTGTTTCTTCTTCAACATCTTTCAACTTCTTCTGAAGATCCATTAACTTATCAGTAGCATCAGAAACACTCTTAATCAACTGTCCAGCAACTTCATATGCTCTAGGCATTTCACTTTCTTGTGCTAATTCAAGAATACCATTAATTGCTTCTTGACCTTTTTCAATTATGCTATAAAGATTACCCCTTGTATATTCATAATCTTTGGTAATATCATCTTGAGTAAGTCTATCTGGTTTTTCTCTATCTACACCAACAACAACTTCACTTTCATCTACCGCAATTTCGGTGGGGGTAATATTAAAAGTTTCATCCAATTTTTTCGTCATCTTCATTATAATTTAATCCCAACTGCCATCAAATCCAAAATCATCTCCAGTCTCAATTAGAACATTATCAGCGGCAGTTATCTTACCAACATTAGCACCAGCAACATGACCAACTGCTGTAGTACCATCTTGTCCTCGGAGAACTGTAAGTTTATTTCCAGTCTTCTTGTCAACATACAGCTCTTCATTATCAATTACAATATATGTATTTTCTGGAATATTAGTGGCATCATTAACTTCAATATAAGCATCTGCTAAACTTATATCATTAGTAAGATTAGTTGCAATATCTCCATCATAATTCTTCGTTGCTCTAGGAGTAACAGAGTATGTAAGATCTCTTCCTCCAGTTCTAGAATCTGCACTGGAAGAATCTGCAGCAATATATCCAATAGCAACTTTCTTAATGATATCACCACCAGCAGTAGATACGGGACCAAACAGATAAGTCTTTGCTGTAAATCTTAATGTATATAATAATACTCTTCTAGTACTAAAGTCACCCTCATAATCATCAGTCATAGTGATATTATCCAAAATCACAGGAATATCTCTTTTCTCTCCAAGTGATTCTACAAGATCAACTGTTACACTATATGCTGGTTGAAAATAAGGTACTATCTGCTCCACCATTTGTAAAGCATCATCATTTAATTTTGTCATAATAGCAAGTTCAAATTGCATATTATACGGAACCGGCATATATGTCTTTTTCTCTACCGATTTATCAGCACTACTCCCTGCAAGAAAAGTTTGAGTAGTTGTTACTTTTCTACTGGGGTCATATGTCATTCCAATAAATTCAAATGACATTCTTGGTAATGTCATTTGAACAGATTTATTCAAATTGGGAGATTGCTCAAGCCTTGCTAAAAACTTTTGAGTAGGACCATATGCAAGAGGTACTTTGATTACACTTGTTGTATTGTCATCACTATCCGTATGCTTGATAGTTATCCCATTAAATAACGTACCAAAAGAAATAATAGTTTTTCTTAATATTTCGTGATAAAAATACTCAAACATTATTCAACACTTTTAATAGCTCTATTTATGGATTTCCAAAAGGATTACCCTCAGAGAAATCTAATATTGCATCTGCTGCTGTCTCAATATTATCATTATCTGCAAAAGGAGTTACAACATCATCTGTATTATAAACTCTAAGTTTTCTAGTTGCACCACTTTCTGATCCAGTAAGTGTTTCTCCAACTATAAATGATCCATCAACTATCTTAACCGTTAATATAGAAGTTGAAGTATCCCAACTATTAACAAGTGCAGTTACACCACTACTTGAACCTGTAACAATTTCATTAAGAATATAATTACCACTACTTGAAGTATCTGGTGAAGATAACGTTATGGTAGGTGCAGGACTACTAGTTCCAAGTACATATCCATGTCCAGCATCTACTATTCTAATTGATGTAACTATACCAGCAGAACTGATAATTGCAGTACCCTTCGCCGTATGTATTCCAAGGGCCACATCAACATAATTCTTATCAGCAGCCGAATTACCTATTGATATTGTTGGTGGAGTAAGATATCCACCACCACCATAGGTAACTCCAATACCAGTAACAATGCCCGAATTAGCAATACCAAATTCAAAGTTTGTTGTAGCAATACCAACATTAACTGCTACTTTACTCATGAAAATTGAACCAATTCCAATTGAGGACACATAAGTATCTGTTTGAATAAAGTTATCAGTCAGAGCAGTACCATAAACATCACTATGACCAATAGCCAACCTAACCCTATCTCCAACAATAATATTCGTTGTTCCAATACCCGTAATAATATCTGATCCAATACCCAAAGTTCCTTGAGTTTGAACAGAAGTGAATCGCATATGGCAAGTACCTAATGCCCTAAATGCCTCATCTCCTCCACCAGGAGATTCAATAGTTATAGTGGGGGTATCTTTATAACCATATCCACTATTTCCAATAGAAATTGCAGTTACCGTTCCGCCAATAGAAATAGTTGCTGTAGCTGTAGCTCTTACTTGTGCAGTAGAACCAGAGAACGTAAGTAAAGGTGGAACCGTATATCCAACACCAATAGTTGCTCCTGTTCCAGTAGCCCATGGATCTGAAGTGGAATTAAATCCAACAGCAGTAACAATACCTGTTATAGGATGAATAGTAACAATACCAACTGCTGCTATTGTTACTGGATCATTTCCATATCCCGATGTACCTGTTGTAATTGCTACTGTAGGTGCAGTTGTATATGCTCTACCAGTAGTGCTAAACGCTATAGATGATGCATCAATTGAAGATCCTGACAATGCAACTGTTGCAGCTGCACCAGAAGCAACAGGTGCTGAGAATGTTATCGTTGGAGCACTTGTATAGAATTTACCTTCAGATCCAATAGCAACACTCTTTACTGTTCCTCCCGTAAGAGAATATGTATCTAATGTTGCTGTTGCAGTCGCAACATTTCCAGTTCCTGTAGGTAAAGCAAATGTAATTCTTGGAGCCCTCTTATAAAATACTCCTCCAGTTGTCCCTCCTGGGTATAAGTATTCGACAGCGCCTGTATCAATAGTTGCAGAAATAACACTTACCCCTGCTCCAATTGGACTCTTAATAGTAGCAGTTGCTGCAGCACCTACATGTGTTGGAGTCTCAAAGGTTACTGTAGGTGCCGTTACATACCCTTCACCTGCCGTAGAAATCGTTACGATACCAACTGCACCAGTTGATGCAATACCAACCGTTGCAGCTGCTCCTACGCCCGTCTCATGAATAAATACAATACCAGGAGCAACAGTATACCCAATACCCGGATTTCTTATTTCAACACCCTGAACTTTCTTACCCTTAACTCCATCACAATCAATAATATCACTAATTAAAGTCGCGATTCCTACTGCATCTGTTCCTCCAGATGGTGCTGATGAAATAGCAACTCTTGGTGCTGTAGTATAGTTATATCCTCTATTTTCTACAGTAATAAACCTTACTGCTTTATTAACCACTCCAGTATATGCAGTGGCAGTAGAAGCAGTTCCTACCATAGTAAGAGATTGAATGTAACCTTTATCAACTACATTATCATCAATATCTTCAATACCAACATCAACCACCTCATCTTCATATCTAAAGAGTTCGCATCTCAATTCATAAACATAATTCTTTTGAAGTTGATAGAATGGTTTTTCATGCTCTACAAATTTAATTTCAAATAAACGATCTCCTAATGGAAACCAAATTAAATCTCCCTCTTTTGGTCTAGTTGATAATTCTATATTAGGTATATTCTTAATGAGGGGAGATATATAACTTTCATATCTTTCTTGGGAAATAACAAGAACAAGATCATCAAGATCTTGAATTCCAAATTTAGACATGATGGTTCCTAAACCTTCATATCCCTCATAATTATCTACATATGCTTCCAAAGGATAAGCATCCGTAAATTTAGATTCAATTACCTCTTTTATTATTGTATTTTTTGTTATATATTGTCTGGGTATATAATATATCTCTACGCCATACATGCGTAGTTGTTCATTCACCAAATCTTGAATAAGATTCTGTTCTGTTTTAGACCCTTGCTGAAAATATGGATTAAGTACCATAGCACTAACCTATCATATCTAAAGGTGGAAGTTCATAAGTACTAGACATTCTCTCCCTAATTCGTTCTATTTCTTTTTCACCATCATCATATATTTGTCTTCCATTTAATTCCACACCACCTGGAAGTTTTACTCCACCAAACTTAATTAGATTTTGACCCCACTGCCTTTTTAACAATGCAGTAAAATAAAGTTTTAAGAAAGAATCATTCCAAACCCTTGAAAAATCATTTGGATCAACAAGTCTGTAACAATCCATAATAATATAATCATTCTTTGCCATACTTCCCCAATCAATATCAAGATATAATCTATCCATTCTTTGATTAAATCTTATTTGTTTTTGGGTTGTTAATAAAAATTCAATATCCTCAAGATAAGTTTTTACCATTGCATAAGTTAAAATTTCAGTAGATCCCCAATAGTAAATATCATTCAAAAACATCTGATATTTAACACTAAACATATTATTGGTAACAGTATTAGTACCATCAAAGTGAAATATCTTTGTTACTCCAATAACAGAAGGTGGAACTTGAAAATAATTACTATTCTCTTCCCAATCAAAATCTATCGATGTCCCATCAATAGTTGTGGTAGCCGTTGTAGTAGTTATTCCTGCAGTATTACTACCACCTCTTGCTCTTCCCCTATCAATATCATCTTGTGTGATTTTATATTTTAAAAATGCTTGAGCTACGCCATCAAAGTGCCTCTCATGGAAATATTGGAGAGCATCATCTAAAAGATCTCCTACTTGCTCCTCGGCAACATTAATTTCTAAGACAGGAGCACCCAGCTGCCTTTTAGCATAATCAATTAATTCGGACCTGGTACTAGGCTGAGACATCTATTTAGTATATTTAAATTATTTATGGTGCTGAAGCAATTCCCGCTTTAACAAGAACATTTCCCGAAGCAATGGTATATACAGTAGAACCAGAACTCACTAAAATATTATGCACATATCTACCTTCATTTAATGATCTCGTATCTGCTGTAGTTAAAGAACTAATAAACTTACCATTAGCAGCACTTGAAAATCCTACTCTAAAAGTTGCTACAGCACCTAAAGTAGCTCCTACAGCAACACTTCTTGCCATTTGAGCAGATATTGACCATCCAGTAAAATCAAAAGAAGAACTATTTACATCTGTTATTTCATAATTATCTCTATAATTTGCTCCAGTATTAACTACTAAATTAACACCTTGAGAAGTTCCTGCATTGGGATCAAATTTAAATGAATGAGTTGCCATTAGATACTCCTCTCCGCTAATCCTTTAAGTAAAGATTTAATTTCATCTAACTCTGTTTTAATAGAATCAAAATCATTCTCTAGATCTCCAATCCTGTCACGTTCCTTTTCTTGAAATTTCTTTCTAGAAAGATATGAATCATACTCTAATTTATTATCATTAATGATAGCTTTTGTGGTAGAATCTCTAAAAAGAGAACTATCCCCCTCAACTGGAATTAAATTTCTTTTCATTTTATGCAAGTGCAATAACTCTTAGATCTTGAATAACTGGTACAACCGCTTGACTTGTTGATGTCATGACTAATTTAATTCTAACAACTTTAAATGATGGCAAGTCATCAATTGACCATTCATACTCTCTAAATGATCTTGGACCAGGTACATAATCATGAAAATCATTTTTCGCTATAAGAGTATCAGGAGATCCTGTATTCTTAGAAGGATCATTTACTCTCCCATCAGTAAGATTTGAATATCCAGGGAATGGAGTGAAAACAACAGAACCTGATACACTATCATGAATAGAATAAAATGCTCTAATGTCATTTTCTTCACTAATAGATGCAGTAAGCATCACCTTTATAGCAGTTGCTGAATTTGTTAAAATTACTGGTCGTGAAACATAAAAACATTTGTTCGGATCATCTACAATAGTATTTGATCTCTTATCATTTACATAATCAGTTATAGGTCTATTCACTCTATTTGAGGTAAATATAATATTTGCTCTTGAAAGATCAATCATTGGAGAAAGTTTTGGATCAGAACTTACTAAATTCATATTCATAGTAAAAGACTTTCTCCCAGGAAGATTAGTAAGTCGAGCATCTTCATTTACTTTAGAAGCAACCATTCTTGGAGAAGAAAAATAATTAAGAGCATTTAAAGAAACTGGTTGGAATCCTTTATCAACATAAGGAGCCTCAGTTCCATCAACACTCTTACCAGTAATTGTTCTTACTGAAGATGCTACTGTTGTAAATACAGGAGTAATCGTCACTATTTCTGGAGTTATAATTTCAAAGGGAACATTATAAGTTGCCTTAACATTAGATCCCCCAAAAGATCCAGATTCATTAAAAAGAAGACTGGGCCAACCAACAGTTCCAGTTCTATCACTTATATTAGTTCCTGAAGAATTATCAATTTTTAAATAGAAATAATCAAGTCCTATCTGCTCATCAATATCTCCTTCACTTAAATCATGAGTTTTATTAACTCTAAGGAGTGATATTCCATTCATTTCATACTTATGAACTCTTTGTCCATTTGTATATGCAAATGCCTTTGTTCCATCAATCTCTCTTGTAACTCCTGTTAATGTATTTGATGCATGTCCAGTATATTTAATAATCTCATTTCCAATCTTAACATAACCAGCATTAGTTGCTCCAACAGCAACATTTTCAAATTCTGTAAAGTTTGCAGTACTTGCAAGAGAAATATTTCCAGTACTATAAGCAGAATAATCTACATTTATTTCTGTTGGTGTAACCTCAGATTGTGCATTTGATATAGTAACCTTATTAACATCCGAATGCATTCCATGATTTCTCATATCTATTTTAAAATGCAATCCATCATCTACTTCTTGTAAAGGTTGTGTTATTACAACACCACCAGAATGTGTACTATTGAGAGTAGTAGTAAGACCTGCAGAATTCTCATACGTTAGTGTATATCCTGCACCAACTGTAAATGTCCCCTGAACATTATTTACAAGAAGTTCATTGAAACCACCAATTTCAGTAACACTTAATCTAAGATCTCTTCCTACAGAAGCAATGCCAATTGATGATACTGTTAAATAATCTCCAACACTATATCCCAATCCTCCATCTGATATAGTTGCTGCTACTGCAACACCAGAGCTAATTGTTATATTAGCAGTTCCATTTTTTCCAGTTCCGCTATTAAGATTAGTTAATGTTAAATTAGAATAAGTAGTTGATCCACTACTTGGAGTATATCCAATACCAGCATTTGTAATTTGAAGTGTCTTAGCAGTACCAGCACTTCCTACGTAATTTCCAGTTGCACCAGATTTTAATTGGGTAATTGTATTTCCATATTCTAAATCAGAATCTTGTACCGTTGTTCCAATTCCAATTCTAATAGTTTTTGAATTAACAGCAAATGGATTCTGCCTAAGAAGAGAAATATCAGTAGGTAATGGTGGATTAAAGAACTGAACAGATCCTTGACGTTCAAAATCTGCTCTGAATATTTGGAATTTAAGATCTTCATATTGACTTGGCGTCCAAACCGCAGCATTTTGTGATTTATAGAGAGAACCAAGAAGCGGTTGCTGTGTAACTAATATTTGCCCTGCTTCTGAAGCAGCCGATTTTACATCAGCTTCTCCTAATCTAGAAATCCAAACAGTATATTCCGTAGAATTTGATAAAAGAACTATAGCATACTGCGTACCATCTCCATTCAAATAGACCGGAGCATCAAATGTAACAGTAGTCACGGCAGTTGCATCATCAGAAATATTAACATCATTTGGCAATACTTCAATATCTGCAAATGCAAGTATTGTATGTGTGGGAAGACCCGTTCTGATTTCTCTAAGTTGACATGTTACAGGTAATACCGGATCTTTACTTCTAAAGTATAGATTTAGCTTAGTTACAAATATTCCGTTTGCATCATCAACAAAGAAAGATTGTGCTAAAGGATCCTGTCCGTTAAGATTATAAGCCGTTACAATATTTTCTACTGTACTACTACTAGTACTAGAACTAGTATCCCCCGCAGTAGCATGAGCGGTCGCATTTAATACTCTAGTCTCCATGAAATCTTCATGAGTAACTCTTGCATTTCGTAAAGAAAGAGTTACTTCTTGAGTATTATCAATATCTCCTTGAGAATAGAATATTTCCTCAGCAGAAGTTGTCACTACACCACCAGTTCTATCATTTGTAGAGCTATTGGTTAATCTAAACATCGATCTACCAGTTTCAAATTGAGGATTTCCTGCTATATTCCCATCAGGAACCATATAAGATCCAATTAAAGTTCCAACCCTATCTGAAAGGAGTCTATAATTTGAAATAGTTGCTGTTGCACCACTACTTTGACCCTGCAAAAGCATTCCATTTCTAGCCCATCCAGCAAATTGTGGTTGCTGTTCAGCAGCAAGGCTAAATGTATCAATATTTAAAGTAGTGCTGGTCGTTGAATAATCTCCAGGAACAGAATTATTTCTATCATAAGGATTTTGATCATAAAGATCTGTAGGAGCGTTGTAAGGACCATATTTATGATTTGAGTTAGCTACTCTAAATGTCATAGACGGTACAGATGTTGTATCTGCCGGAGCAGGTACAACAGATGCAATTACAGTTTCTCCTACAGTAAAAGTACCCTTCGTCATTGTAATTTCTAATAACTTTGGAACTAACCATTCATTAACATCAACATCATCAAAGAATCCATAAAGTTGAGTGTTTGGCTTCATTCCTTTAGCAATAAATTCAATATTTCTAGAACGCATGAAATAGATGATATTTCTACTTACAATCCTATCACCCAAAGATTCTGTATCAATTTGTTGACGTACAGCACTTTGTACACCTGTTCTACTTTGTTCAAGGTCAGTTGAAAGACTTACACTACCATTAACACTTACATCCGTAGTTGTTGAAGTGACCATGCTACCGGCCTGCTGGCTTCCAGTAGTGGTTCCATGAGCTGCTGCACCACCAGCGTGAGTCTGTCGTGCTCCACTAAAACCCCAAGATCCAGAACTTGGCACCCACGCTGAAGATGAAGATGTGGATACATCTACATCTAAAGTCATTCCTAGATCATGAGTAATATTATCTGTCTGCCAAGAATTCCAAATAATTTCAGTTAATCCAGATCTTGATCCATCTGCATTATTAGTTATTTCTGCTCTTAAGGATTCTGCAACACCTAAGAATGAACCTTCCATTTCAACATCTCTAAGTTCTAACCTATTAACATCAATCCACACATCAGCAGTTGGATCAAGTATAATAGATCCTTCCCAATTCATTACCAAATATGGAGTTACATTTTCAACTCTTGTTGCATATGGTTGTTCCAACCATAATTTATCATCATAATCTAAACTAACAACCTGACCAGTTCTTTTAATACTAGTTCCAGTAATATTTTCTAAAAAATTATGATCTTGATTTGCACTTGTTGTAGTTCCCAATCCAGCAATTGCATCCGATCCCAATTCCAAATTAAGGGATGTTGTATAATGAGATGGTCTCAATTGACCCCGTTGGAGATCTACACTATTTTTAACACCAACACTAACATCTTGAGTACCAACTGATGAAAAATTATCAATTAAATATCCAGACTTAAATCTATTTTGCCCAAGGGAATCTGCAATAAAAAGATCTGCAGTATTACTCTCAAGTAAAGACAATGTAGTATAATACTCAAGATGATTAATTCTCCTTTCAAGTCTAGAAATATCACTCATTTGATATCTCTTATGTTGTATATAACTTATTTGTACATCATTAGTATTATAAAGATATGGAGGTACTGCAAGATTAGCAATATTTATTGCATCAGAAACCGCACTGGGAAGTTTTGGATCATCAGATGGATCCCCAAATTTTAATTGAAAAACTCCATCTTTAGTTAAATAAACTCTATCTAATCTTGGAAGATAATATTCAAAAGTAATAATTTCAGACTCATCAGAAGCAAAAACATGCTGTGAGCTATGATTTCCGTCCGCAAATGATCTACTAGAAAATTCAAAAGGAGAAGCACTTCCCTCTGTTACCACATAATCATTAACTCTTGGTCTAACATCAATAATATCACTATTCCTATAACCAGGTAACCCCCAAAGTTCTGTACGATAATCAAATCCCTCATAAGAATTAATAGTTGTAATGTCTCCTGCATCAGAAGATTCATAATATCCTTTAGAATATACAACTTTCAATTTTCTTAAGGGTACATTTACATCTTGTTTTCTTTGAATATAAGAATAATCATAATAAGTAGACGTTTGTCCATTAGATGGACTAAAATTCTCCGTTACATTAGTACTACCTTCATCTAAAGTAATAGCAATTCCATTAACTCCGGACTCTAAAAATTCAAGAACTTCACCAACTTCAACAGAAAAACTATTCAAATAAGTAAAAGATACTTTACTACTACTTAATTGCTTGGCATATATTCCCCTTGCACCACTTACAGCTCCTACAAATTCTTCTCCAATAATTAAATCATCAGTTTTTGCTGTAGGTCCATCTAAAGATTGAATAATTACATTTGGGAGAACAGGATCAGATGAATTATTGGATTCAAATATTCCATAAATCCTAATTACATCTGGTACATTAAGACAAATCCTTTCATCCTGAACTCTAGTTCCATACGGATAATTTCCATAAGTGAGTCCATCATTTCTAGTGGTTCCACCAATACCAGATCCTACTAATAAAGATTTGTCAAAAACACTAATCTCTATAACACTCTTTTTCTTTGATTTTGCCGTTAAAGAAGATTTAGTTACAGTTGCAATTAATCTAGATCCTGTATCATTAGCCCCAAGCCCATTAATTGTTAACTCCGTCATTCCTGAGTTAAATTGGAATTTGTCTTCACTTAATGTTTCTGTAGTTCCATCAGACCGCACTAAAACATATCTCTCCTCATCAAAAGGTAAAAATACCAAATTAGTTCCAGATGTTATGGAATTTGTAGAATTACTAGTGATACTTATTCCATCATACTCTTTTCTAAGAATTACAGAAGAACCTGTTAAATCTACAGATTTAACATTTCTCTTTGGAAGAGGTGCAAAAAGACTTTGACCATTCTTTGAGTTCTTAAATTGTGCGCGTAATACCGAAAGATCATTTACTGAAGTTCCACTAGCACCAATACCAATGCCACCATCAGCAACTCCTGTTACAGTTGTTACTCCACTGATTATAAGCGAATTTGTATTTACAACATCAACTTTAGCATAAGATTTTTCACTAAAATTAGGACGAGTATATTGTATAATATTTCCACTAGTTACAATACCAGGGAAAGCTGTCAGTGGACTAGTGACTGTTGCAATTCCTACAGAAAATGGTGTAATATCTGCATTACCATTTCCTACTTTAGTTGCTACTTTTTGAAGAGTATCAGCAGAGAAAGTACTTGCTGATCCAACAGTAGCATATAATGATTTTACCTCAGATATTCCATAATTAGTCCATCCAATACTAACTCTAGACTCAGTTGTATTATCAAAAACCAGTCTTTCACCATTAATGAAATTTCCAGAAACTTGATAAACAGTTAAAGCAGTCCCAGCAGTTACTGCATTTTTTAAAAACGCAGTTGCACCACTCGAATCTCCTTTAATATAAGTTGGAATAGTAAGAGTAACATCTGTATTAACTTGTAAATCACCATATGTTTGCACATCAAATAAGGAAATATCCCATCTATTTAAATTAAGATTTTCTAACTCATAAGATCCAGACTCTAATGCATAATCATATAGTCTAGCAACACCAATTTCCTTTCCTGCTGGCACATAACTATTAATACCAACCCTTGCATCTCTTAAACTAATAGTAGCAGAAGTATTAATACCAATCGCCGGAGCTCCAGAAGCTCTATTAAGTTCTAATGTAGATCCAAAAGTGAAATTAAGTCCTTGGTTTGAAAGTTCATTTGTTGTTCTTGTTTTAGGAGAATTTACAAGAACAGGTCCTATAATCTCGCATTCATATCCCTGTACATATGCTTTTCCTGGACCAATCTTATAAACCATCAAATCCTCAGATGGTTTTTGTCCTGTAGAAGTTAATTGATTCCTTTTATAAATTCCACCATTTCCCTTTCCATCATTTAAACTCTCCTTACAATAAACGTCAAATGCTTTAATATAATAATTCCCAGATTCATCAAAAGTTCTTCTAGCGAATTCATCTGCAAGAATATTATAATCAGTATAAGTGTTTATTTTTCTAAGTATACCATCCCTTACACTTGCTAATTCAACAAAATTTGGATATTCATATTCATCAATGGGTTTTTTTGATAATCTTGCTCCAATCTTTAACCTATCAGCGCCTGGTGCAGCATAATTATTAAATCCATTAGCATTATCATTAAGATAGGGATCTATATCCGCAGTTATAACATCTTCAATAACATCCAATCCTACCCTATAGCTAGGAGTATTGGTGTATTGATCAAGAATTAAAATTTCATCATGAACTTCAACCAAATATCCACGTAAAAAATAAACTCCATTAGCAAGTGCAAATGCAGATCCTACATCAGCAGCATTAGATGATAATGTACGTGCAAATCCTTCTCCAGCAGTAATAAAACTATTTCCAAAAGTAATATCAGAATCAGTAACTAAATTCTCTGCATCCTGAAATTCTCTTCCCGAATTATTCTTATTAGATTGATAATAATCAATATAAAGAGTAATATTTCCTCTAGAAGATTCTTCTGATGTAATTACCTTTTTAACAATGGCAACTACTCCTGAATTTTCACCTCTAATTTGTAATCCTACTAACTCATCTAAGTATAAAGATACTGGAATTCCAAGAAAATTAGATTCAACTTCAATTGAATAAAAATTTTGAATATATGTCAGATTTCCAGGAATAACCTTAGCACCTTCTTTAAAGAAGTGATTGCCAAACTGTTCGATTTGATTTTGCAGCATTGACTGCAAAGTGGTCAATTCTCTAGCTTGAACCGGATATCCTGGTTTAAATAAAACCTTATAGTAGTCTTTGGCCTTACCACCAATTATTGGTTCATTATAGTCATCAAAATATGGTGAGACGTTGAGATTAGTTTCCTGAGACATAATTCCTTAAAAGTTCACAATTACTTTGATATCTTCTTTTTGGTTTGTCGATCTAGTGACCGAGGGTCTATTATCAATATAAAGCATGTTACCAGAATATTTTTTTGCTTCTGGTGGTGACACACCTTTAATAAACGACTGTCCCAAATAGTATGTTTTACTATTTATTAGGGTACTAATACCAGGATTAGAGGCACTACCAAAAGCAGTTTGTATTGCTAATGTTGCGCTACCACCTAGAATATTTAAAGAACCATTAGTTCCTATATCTGCAGTAAACCTATGCATCTCAAATCCATAGGTAGGATCTGTATTTTTAGATCCCATTGGAAGAGTAGTAAATCCACAATGGAATCTATCTTGCCAATATTTCAATACTCCAGTAACTTGATCATAAGCAATAACCCTACCAAAAGCAGTTGAACCAACACCAACGGTTTGTGTAATTTGAGTATCTGAATTAAAAGTAGTAGCGCTATATCCAGCACCTACTAATTTTAAAGCATAAACTGCACTTGCCTTATCAAGTGTTAAAAGAGCATCTGAATCATAACTTTTGGGAGATTCTACAATTCCTACTCTTGCTATTTGATTGCCAGTAATAAAATCTGGATTTTCTGCGTCATTTTCAATTCTAGCATACAAAACTACTCTAAAAGCTCCCAATTCAGTATAGATATTTGCACCATGCCCTCCTGGAGGTGGTATAATAACATCAAAAACCGGAAGAGTTGATCCTGTAGGTACTCCACCAGCAGCAAGATCTACAGTTCCAAAAGTATATCCAGATCCCCCATTTGAAATGGTCACACTTTCTATTTTAGAATCATTATTAACCACTACAGTCGCTTCTGCTCCAGACCCATCCCCACGAATTGGAACTCTTGTATAAGTTCTATTAGCAGTTCCTAACCCCACTCCCCTATTTGATATGGTTACAATTTTTAATTGTCCACTAGTTGCGGCATTTTCTCTTACTGCTGCATCAGCAGTATTAGTTTCCCAATCAGCAGGAACTGGCATAAAAGTATCTGTTTCAAACTTAACAATCTCACTGGGACTAAGTGAATATAGATACTTCCAAAGGTATCCATCACCACTAGTTCCAGCTGCTCTTGGCTCTAAATCTGTAAATGTTGGCTCATCAAGAGAAGGTCTACCGCTGGGATTTTCTGGAGTAGTTCCATTTTGAAGGCATTCATAAACCCTATAATCACTTGTTAAGACAAAACTTGAACTATCATATAAAGAAACTACATTAGAAGGAAGAGCTACGTTAAGTACAGTAATATCATTACGATACATATCATAAGTAGTTCCCGATACCCAAGGCCATTTATGAACAACTCTTCTAATATCATCACTTGAAATTTTCTTCATGGCAATTGCAGTATCCCAAAAATTATTGAGTTGATTAAAACTCTCCATAGGACTAGGAGGAGATGTCTCCCAAGACGTATCATAATCAGTTGGATTTGGTAATCCCACATAAGCATAATAAGAATTATCGCTAGTGGATACTCCCGCTAAAAAATTCTTAGCATTTAGTATACGGAGATTATCAGATATAATTGCAGCCATTTTAAGCAGTTTTTTTTCTATTTATGAAGTATAATTAATGTATCTTAGAGGTTTACCTCTTTGAACAATTGCTGAAGTTGAAATACCACCCAACCCATTAGTTGTGTATGCATTAAATGCTTGAGAAGCAACTTTTCCAAGGTCGATTCTTCCCCAACTAAAGGTTCCAAAATATCTAGATGTCTCAACTCCTGAAGTTGAAGGATTATTACTACTAGACCTTGCATAAATTCTTCTTACATAGGTTATTCCAACACCAGTAACATTAGATGCCATACTACTTGCAGTATCTACTTGATAAACATTATCAATATATTGAGTTCCAACCCCAATAACATTACCACTAGTATCTTTAGAAGATATTGAGGTAGTTGCTATTCCTGCATTTGAATCAGAAATTACGAAGAAATCTCCAACATCAAGAGAACTTATAGTAATAGCAGATCCAACATAAGTAGTATTTCTCAAATCTGAGTTACCTGGAATAAAGAGATCAAAAATCATCTTCTCATTCGACGCCACTGTAGTAGTTCCGAACCCAACAACTATTCCAGCATCTCCAGTATAATAGTTTGAAGTATTTGTCTCCTTAACCTTCACAGGATCTGGAATAAGAACTACTGGAGGATTAGTTGAGGTATATCCTGATCCTGGAGTAGAACCTATAGTTATAGCGCTTACAACGCCACTACTTAAGGTTGCCGTTGCATATGCTTGATTATCGCCTGGAGTCGTTCCTAGTCCCACTGGGGAACCAATTGTTAATGTAGGTGCAGTAGTATATCCATATCCACCATCAGATATAATAATGGACGTAATTGTTCCAGCAGTAGAAACATTTGCAGTGGCGGCCGCCGAAACTAAAGATTCCTGACCAAAAATGTTAATATTTTGTTGAATATCATCCCTCAATACACTAGTAGATGCTTCATTATAAGGATCAAATCCAGGTTTAATGGAATCGACATATACTTGCGTAGAACCTATTCCAACAGATTGAATAATATGAGTAGTTGGGTGAATATGAGGTTCATAAAGATTTCTATCTTTACCAACAAAAACCCCATCAATAATCATATCTCTTGTCTGTCTACACCACTTAACAGGTCGTTTAAGAGTTTCATCATCAGTAAGACCTGCTCCTCCATATGGATTAGTCTGAACAGAATCGGTCGTATTAATTCCAGTAACAACTCTAGGATCTTGCTGTAAACCAGGACCTTGCCCAAATCCACCTTCATAATTTAATGTAAGTTTATCACCAACCTTAACAGTTTCAAGAATATCTTTAAAGACAACATCGACAGCACCACTTCCCTTATAGAATATAACTTTTACTGTATCCCCATCTTTTGGTGCCTCAGTAAATTCAATTATACTTCCACCTTCAAAGATATAAGATTCTCCAGGTTTTTGAATAATATCATTAATGAATATAAGAAGTGTTGCTTTAATATCAATAGGAGACCCTTTTGCAGCTCTAATTGTAACAAATTGGTCATTAAGTCTTAATGAGAATTTCTTTCTTACCCCATCAAAGAATTGATGGAAAGTATCAAGAACTTCAAATTGACCAACACTCCATCCAGCGAATGAATCATTAAATGTTTCCTGAATTGATATTTGGAATTCCTCAAATGATTTGGAAGTATCAGTAGGAATTCCACTATTCCCTCCAACTTCAACGGTTAATATTTCACCTTGACCATATGAATATCCAGTATTTCTAAGACTAAATTCAATTACACTAGAACCTTGTCCCACCACAATATCTACTTTTGCTTGAGTTCCAATTCCGGAAGAAGAAGAACTATAAAGCAACGGAAGATTAGAATATGATAATGGATCATCAACTACTACACGAAGAGGTTTTTTAACACTTCCACTTCTACCATAGAAATGAGTTCTTGTTGATATTCCAACATTAAGTTCAAATGTATTATCATTAACAACCCTATTAATAATTGTTGGGTTAATAGCTGGATCCATCTTAGATGAAGAATTATTATTAATTCTTGGAGATACAATTGCTGCCTGTACAGTTCCTCCCGAATTATAATAAGTTGGTACAGTTGATATTCCAACATTTACTTCAAATTCTGTGGTGCTATTAACATCAGTAACATTAACACCGCCATAGGTTGGATCAGCTTTTCTAGGATATCTATGATGAGAAGCATGAGAATCTTTAGCACAAGTAAAGATTAAAGATTCATCTGCCAACTTAATAGTAGTTCCTTTTGTCAAACTATGTGTTCCAATCCCTAATACCAAATCACCCGTTGCAGGATTATATGTAGCAGTAGAAATACCATAATTAACAATGGTTGTTATACCAACATTAAGAGTAATTGTAGTAGCAGTCGTTGCACCAATAGAAACTGAAGTATCATAATAAGGATCTACAGGTCTGGGATAGGTATGATAACTTGCATTCCCATCCATTGCACAGGTAAAGGTTAATGAATTATTAGCAATTTTAATTGATTCACCTGCTTTTGTTAAACTTCCTACAGCAGAAGATACAAATGTATGAACACCAACATTTGTAGAAGGTGTATTTCCAGTACCTAAAACTTGAACTTCAAATGAATTAGTAGTTACGCCAGAAATTGCTAACCACTTATTATTTGCATAATCTCCAGCTCGTGGATAAGTATGATTAGTGGCATGACTATCTTCGGCACATGTAAAGGTTAATGAATCGGTTGCAAATTTAACTCTATCTCCATTAGAGAATATAGATGTTCCAATTCCAACTCCAGAAACAAAGCAGGTCATAATGCCTGTTGTTGGGGTATATGTGCAGGTAGTTAAAGTATGAGAGGTAGATCCTTTAAGTGTATGTGATCCAATAGTTAATGCTAAATCACCCGTGGTAGGAGTATATGTAGCATCAGAAACATCAAAAGTTACCTTCGGAGCTGTACCAACATTTACAGTTACTGTATTAGTAGTTGTTGATGTAATTGCAGTAGTTCCGATTCCAATAATAGGATCATTTGCTCGTGGATAAGAGTGATCAGTAGCATTTCTGTCTTGACTACACGAGAATGTTAATGCGTCGGTAGAGAATCCAAGAACTTGAGTTGTATTATAACTATGTGAAGGAATTGTTAATACCAAATCACCAGTAGTGGGATCATAAGTTGCATCGGTAGGTGTAGTTGTCCCTACACCTGCTACAGTTACTCCCCCACCCACTGCACTAACAAAAGTATGTACATAATCTCCACCAGAAATTATTGCATCAGAAGTTGCGCTAATGAAGGAATGTGCATAATTACCACCAGAAATTACTGCGTCACTATCTGCACTTACAAAACTATGTGCGGATTGATCTCCAGGACCAGCAACACCAACATTAACAGTAATCGTGTCATTCATATGAACAACGCCATTGGTAGATGCTGATACAAATGTATGTGCAGATGTGTCGGTGGAAATGCCTACATTAACATCAAATGTATTTGTAGCAACATTTGAAACAGTTAACCATTTACCGCTATATGGATCTGTTTTTCTTGGATATGCATGATGTGTTCTATTTAAATCTGTAGCACAAGTAAATGTTACAGAATTATTTACAAGTCTAACTTTATCATTATTATTAAATCCATGACTACCAATAGTTAGAGTCAATACTCCTGTTGTAGGAGCATATGCAGCATTTGTTGCTGTATAAGGAGTTCCATCGCTAGTAATACCAATTGATGTGTTATATGCCGGATCATCCCCTCTTGGATAGAAGTGTGTAGATACACCAGCATCTAATCCACATGTCATTGCTAGTCCAGTAAATATCACGACACTAGATTTGCCAGTAGTACTCAATCCATGAACACCAGACGTAGTGACAGTCATAATACCAGTAGTGCTGGTATATGCCGCTGTAGAGATAGAAAGAGGAGCGGCATAATCGCAAGTCATTGCGATACCCGATAAAAGAACCTCTTCACCTCTTACCAATCCATGAGCAAGTGTTGTAGTAACTGTAGCTATGCCTGATACTGAAGAATATCCAACATTTGATATATCTCTTGGGACATAGAATATTTGCCCACTAGTAATTGCAATGCCAGTTATATGTCCATCTGAAATTGTTGCAGTACCAACATTTGTATAATTTGCCTCATAAAGGCTAGATGTCTGAATCGCAACATTAACAGTAGGTTGAACTCCTACTCTATATCCAGATCCACTATTTCCAACACTAATTGACTGAATCGTACCTGCAGTAGAAACTGTTACTGTTCCTCCTGCAGCTACCAATGGTTGATATCCAAATCCTCCCGTTGATCCTACAGAAACTATAACCCCTCCTGTAGGAACAGTTGCATTATTAGTATCATAAGCAACCGAAGATGCAGTACCAGTAAACACAATACTAGAGATCCCAACATCTTCAGTTAAACTATAATCTTTCTCTTGTGCCTGAATTCCTTGAGGAATTTGGAAAATACCATTAATTAAAATAACGGAATTATTTGTAGAAATTCCAGTAATATTTTCACGATTTGATTTTAAAGTAAATGTTTTTCCAATTCCACTAAATTCATTTGAAATATCATCAAAAATATAATTTGTTGAGTATGCAGCTCTTTCTTCATTTATACCCCCACTTCTCATAAAGGTTCTACCTTGGAAACTGGAATGAGTTGAGATACCCGTCCAATCTCTATCGTCTGGTGCATTTGTTGTTGATGATATTGGATCAGGTCCATAAGGTGCTTCAGCAAAGTGAAGAGTATTATCAATAATATTATAATTACCCTCAATTACTCTAACAACATCTCCCACAGAATGAGTGGCAATTCCTGTTCCCATCCATGTTCTATCAACAAGAATTATATTTGTATTTCCAAAACCAACAGTATTGATTTTCATTATCTCATTATTAATCTGAATTATATTTCCACCAAAGAATGATGTTATTCCAGAGAAAATGAGTCGATTATCTACTATTTGAGCATTTTTCGCAAGGGTTGTTGTAACTGAACTACCAACAATAGGAGACTGCATCCAATTATCAATTGCAATAAGAGCTTTTGCATTTTGATTTTTCGCCACAAATACATGAGATGTTCCAATTCCAACAGAAGTAAAATTTAAAACCGATGCAGTTGCTGCCAATGCATCACTAGCACTTGCCGCAACTTTAACAACACTCTCATTTACCTTAACAATGTATAATGTAGATGGTAATTTATCCGTTGTTCCAATTCCAACAAAAGATGCTGTTTGAATTCCAATCGCCATCGTAGCACCAACACCAGCATGATGATAAGAAACTTCTTCACCCGTTACAAAGAAATGATCCGGAATAGTAATTGTATTATTCGTTGTACTAACTATCTGAGAATCATCTCCTCCAAAATATCTTTGGAAAATCATATTCTGATTATGAGTTAGGTCAAAACTTCTCTTGATTGATTTATCAGTTCCCTCATATAAACCATAATCTGTAACAAATGCTGCATTAGTTCCAATTCCAATCAAATTATCTGCACGAAGACTTTCTTTAAGAAGTCCCACTGCATTTTCAAATACTCTTACTTGAACATCAATACTAGCTTCGGGAGTAAAGGTTAAGAATGTCCCACTTTCAGTGTAATTAGCATCAAAAGTTCCTAAAGAAGAATGTGATTGTAAAATACCATATTCTGTTATAGATGCAGTTGTTCCATCATCAACAACTACAACTTCAGACATTTCATACTTATTATTAGTTGTATCTTCTACACAAGTAATATAATATGCACAAGAATGTCCACCCGAATATGAAGTAATTGAAGTTACGCCAGGAGATCCTGAAGCAGCAATAGATGCGTATCCAGAATCAAATATACAAGTATTTAATTCTTGAGTCCCAATTCCAGTAAGTCCAGAATCAGCACTAGCAAGGGAAATAGCAAGAGTGTTTATAGTGTGTGCAACACCAACAGCAGAATCTGGTTTAAAGTCAACTTTAAAATGTGTACCATCAACATAAGCATAATAAGTTCCTAATCCAGCAATTCCAAAACTACTCTGATTATTATCAGTTAATTGACCATACTCAACCAAATCTGCAGTTATTCCATCATGAAGAATATTAAGTTCATCGAATTCGTAATAAGAACCATCAGTTCCTCCAATTTCAACTAAAACTTTTGCAGCACGATATGTTGTAGCAATTCCAACAATTGTTACTGCCGAACTTGATCCACTTGGAATAGTAACTTGATTTGATCTAATATCTACAATAGTTCCTAAAGTAGTGCTTCCAATTCCCGAAACATTACTCTTAAGATCATGTGAAACAAATCCAATATCATAATCATTAATAGAATATTTAATAGGATAGAAGTTAAGTTGTCCAAGAGTTCCACTTATACCAAAATCAAATGATCCAAGATCTGGATATGTTGAAACTCTACCATATTGATTAAGATATCCCAATTCATTATCATGAAGAAGAGAAACAATCAAAATTTGTCTTTCCGCAAGATATCTTTTATCTCTTGCAAAAGTAATATATTTCTTAGTTCTTGCAGAAGCTAATTCAAATAAATCAACTGTACTATACCTATCTGCTCTAGGTAGATGACTAAATGATCCACTAAAATCATCAATTAGTAAAACTCTATTTCCAACAGATTCATAATAATCTGCTAACACTCTATTTTGGAAGACAATTTCATTAGAAATTAAACCAAAAGTTCCAAATTTTTCAGTCTTTTCAGTTGCTAAATCAAAAGCATAAACACAATTTAAATCACCTGTTCCAAAAAGTTCAACAACAACATCAGACATAGAATCCCATGCTTCTAAATCATAGTAAATTGGATTTCCATCCCAAGTGCTATCCATTGGACTTTCAATCATTAAATCTGAGAATTTTACAAATCCAGAAGTATGATTTAAAGAACTTACAGGATCATTCCATGTATCATAATCAATTTTAGATTTTAAAGCATATGAAAAATATTGATAATAATGATTATCAGGAAGTCTTTGTGTTGTATTATTTAAAATTCCAGTGTCATACTTCCACCCTTTATTAACATCTGAATATGGTCCTAGCTTAATATAGGAATTAAATTCTACTTTCTCCCGAATAACTCCTCTAGTATTTGAAGATTGTCCTGTTAAAATACTATTTAATTTAAGATCACTATCTGTTGATACTTTTAAGAACTCATCCCTATTATTCCAACTTTGAACTACTCCAACATAAGAATCAGATACAACATATTCTCCCATAAAGAAATCATTTTTCTTAAGTTTTATATCAAAATCTGGGAAATATGCTTCTGGAAGAATTCTACCCATAGAAGAATATGGATCAAAAACTCCTGGGAATGCATTAGGAGCTAATGCATCTGTCATATCATAAGTAATAGAACCCGTATTTCCACCTAAATCTGGTTCAATAGCAGTAACGGGGAATAATGCATAATCATAACTATTAGAATTAAATCCCTTTGCAGTAGATCCAATTCCAACACTCAAATTCTCTATTAATACTTTACTACCAACTTCAAATGGGAAAACATCACTAAATCCAGTATTAAATCCTACAGTTACTTTTTTAGTTGTACTATTATAGGATATAGTATTAATACCAATACCATTTGAGTTATCAATAGGAATGATAGTCGGAGTTGTGTTATACATTCCTGTTGTATTTTTACG